GAATACCAAACACAATGGGCCGCTGAAATGCACAACGCGGCCTGGGCTGTGTTGATGAAGGCTCGCAATGAAGGCGATGCACAGGCCTTTGCCACTGTGTTTGACAGAATTGTTGGACGCCCCTCTGAAGCTAGACCTGATGATGGTCGTGCTTTACCCTGGAGTGATCAAGATCTATGATCATCATAGCCAATCCTGCAGAATACATTGTGGATGTGGGACGTGAAACACATCTTGCTTGTGCTAGACACACTGGTGGTATTATTCAAATGGCTCGCATGGCAGCGGTGCCCATCAATATTATTGAACTAGACACTGGTCATATGTTTGAATGTGAAGTATGTGATCTACAGCTGAGCCAGGGCCACCCATGCCACTGAGTCCGGCCCAACAGGCTGTGGCCGAATCTACCAAGAGATTTAGAACACTAATCACTGGTCGACGCTTTGGCAAAACAACTTTGGCCATACGCGAAATGGCTCGCTACGCATCAAAACCCAATCGCACCGTGTGGTATGTTGCACCCTCTTACCGTATGGCCAAAGGCATTGTGTGGCGTAAACTAAAACACAGACTGCAAGACCTACGCTGGATAGACAAAGTAAACGAAAGTGAACTCACAATCTATCTCAAGAACGGATCAGAGATAGCACTCAAAGGTGCTGAAAATGCAGACAGTCTACGTGGACGTGCCATAGACTTTCTTGTGATGGATGAGTTTGCTGACATTGATTCTGAAGCATTTTACGAAGTGCTACGCCCCACACTGGCAGACACACAAGGACATGCGTTGTTTACAGGCACACCCAAGGGCATTGGTAACTGGTCATACGACATATATCAGATGGCTCTGGAAGATCCAGAACACTGGGCCTCGTGGCAGTTCACCACCCTAGATGGTGGGTTTGTGTCAGCGGATGAAATAGAAGAAGCACGTAAATTATTAGATGCTAGAACATTCCAACAAGAATTTGAAGCCACCTTTGTCACTGCTGGCAATAGAGTGTGGTATGCATTTGATCGTGTGCATAATGTGCAAGAATATCGCGGTGCCCCGCCACAACAGTTGGCCATAGGCATGGACTTTAACATTGACCCAATGAGTGCTGTGATTTTTGTAAGGGAAGGTGATCATGTGTGGGCAACGGATGAAATCGAAATGTATTCTAGTAATACCGCGGAAATGGTGGCCGAAATTCGTAACAGATACCCGAACATACGACCCGAGAGAATCACTGTGTATCCTGACCCAGCGTCAAGACAAAGAAAAACATCAGCAGGCGGTGTCACGGATCTTTCAATCCTACAAAACGCCGGCTTCGTTGTGAAAGCACCCAACGCCCACAACCCCGTGCGCGATGGCGTAAATGCAGTAAATAGCATGTTGTGCTCTGCTGGTGGACTAAGACGGTTCTCAGTTGATCCCAGTTGCAAAAGACTTATAGAGTGTCTTGAAAGACACAATTACAAACCAGGAACCACTGTGCCTGACAAAGACTCTGGCTACGATCACTTGACTGATGCGGCCCGATATTATTTTGATTATGTGTGGCCTGTGCGCCGCGACATAAAGCCTCAAGCTCCACAGCGTTGGGGCCATTCTATAGGAGCCAATTAAATGAGCATTATTCAAACAATAGACCAACAGATTGCTGAAGCACTCAGCAGTAATACAGAATACAACAGCTATCGTGAGCGTTGGGAATACCTTTTCATGAGTTACATGGGCGGACGTGAATACAAGGATGGTGCCTGGCTCACAAGATATCAACTGGAAACAGCACAAGAATATCAAGCCCGTATCAACTCAACACCACTTGACAATCACTGTGCGTCAGTAGTTCAAGTCTACAACAGTTTCTTGTTTCGTGAACAACCAGAACGTGAGTTTGGCACACTAGACAATTCACCTGCTGTGTTGAGTTTCCTACAGGATGCTGACCTAGATGGTCGCAGTTTAAATGCATTCATGAAAGATGTGGCCACCTGGGCCTCAGTATTTGGACACTGCTGGATTATTGTTACCAAACCCAATGTGGGTGCTGTCACACTGGCTGATGAACAGTCAACAGGTGTGCGTCCTTATGTGAACTTGATGAATCCACTTGCTGTGACAGACTGGCGTTGGCGACGCAGTGTGACAGGTGTGTATGAACTGGTGTATCTAAAATACATTGAGGAGTTTGCTGACTCTGGACAAACAGTAAAGATATGGACTCCGGAAGAAATTCGCACCATTGAAGTAGATCAAAAGAAAAATCTTATCACTAATGACTATGTGGAGCCAAATGGTCTTGGATACATTCCTGCACTGTGTGCCTACAACTTGAGATCAAGTGTGCGTGGTATTGGTATTTCAGACATCACGGACATTGCAGACAGCCAACGCATGTTATACAACATCAACAGTGAGATTGAACAAAGCATTCGCATTGACTCACACCCTAGTCTGGTTAAGACTCCTGAAACACAAGCAGGCATTGGTGCTGGCTCAATCATACAAATGCCAGACAATCTTGATCCAGGCCTCAAGCCCTACATCCTGGACTACAATGGTGCTGAACTGAGTGCCATGCTAGAAGTCAAACGAAACATTGTGGAAGCCATTGACAAGATGGCCAACACTGGAGCCATCCGTGCCACAGAATCAAGAACACTGTCAGGCGTGGCCATGCAAACAGAATTTCAGTTGTTGAATGCACGATTGAGTGCCAAGGCTGACAGCTTGGAACTTGCGGAAGAACAAATCTGGAGTATCTTTGCTGACTATCAAGGCACTGAATGGACTGGGCACGTGGAGTATCCAGGATCGTTCAACATTCGTGATACTGAAAACAACATGCAGACTCTTAAGACTGCAAAAGAAACTGCCACAGACCCAGGCGTTTACAAAGTTATTGATTATGAGATCTTGGAACTGCTGGGCAAGGAAGAGCCAGCAAAGTATCTAACCAACACCGATGGCTTGCCCGGTGCCTACGTTCCCGCCAACACACCTGGTGTGCCTGCTGGTGAGAACTGTGCCAACTGTTCATACTACAATCCGTTTGATCAAGGTTGCTCCAAGTGGGATGAAACAGTGAACCCTGTGTATTGGTGCAGAGCCTGGGAAGGCCGCATTGAAGAACAGATTGAACACATGAGCGAGGATGCATAATGCCAGTTCGTAGAGTTCAAGGCCCTGGCGGCAGGATTGGCTATCAGTGGGGCACAACAGGCAAGATCTACACAGGTCCTGATGCAATGGAACGGGCACGTCGTCAAGGTCAGGCCGCTTACCGTAATGGTTACAGACCACCCGCAGGTGAGCGACTGTAATGGCCACATATCGTGCCACTGACCAAATGGCCTCAGCGGCTCGACGTGGCCTAGCCATGCGAGCACAACAGCCCAGAAGCAGTCGTGGTGGCACAGCAGTGGGCTTGGCACGTGCAAATCAATTTGCCAACCAGGAACCTGTTAGCCTGGACACAGTGAGACGCACTTATAGTTTTTTGAGCAGAGCCCGGGTGTATTACAAGCCCGGCTCTGAAACACCTGGCACACAGGCCTATCTCTTATGGGGTGGTCCTGCTGGTCTGGTCTGGGCAAGACGCATATTGCGTGAACTAGGAGAAATAGAATGACCAACTATGGTAAGAAAAAGAAACCTGGACCAGGACCAAAGCCACGCTATTGATCCTGGTTAACCAGCACAAGATCTGTGTGATCTATAAATACACAACTACTTTATGAAAAGGCGATGCAACGATGTCAGACAATACATTGGCAAATGAGGCAACTGGTGCCACAGACACAACATCTGAAAACCTGGCAGCAACCAAGACTTACACTCAACAAGACGTTGACAATATGATGGCCCGTATGAAAGGGTCGTTAGAAAAGAAATTGTTAAAACCTTATGAGGAACTGGGCGATCCAGAGTCACTGCGACAGTTAAAGGCCGACGCTGAAAAGCGTCAACAAGAGCAACAACTCAAGCGTGGTGAATTTGAAAAGACCCTACAAGAAATGGCTGCTAAAAAGGATGCAGAGATTCTCAAAAGAGATTCAATCATCAAAGAGTATAAGGTCAACACTCCGGTGTTGAATGCGGCAGCAAAATATCGTGCAGTCAATCCTGACCAAGTGCGTAGTTTGCTACAACCACATCTTAGACTCAACAACGAAGGTGATGTTGAAATTGTTGACAGCCAGGGCAGTGTGCGATACGATGATCGTGGTGCACCACTTGCAGTTGATGACCTAGTGCGGGAGTTCCTAGATTCGAATCCGCATTTTGTCTCGGCAGCCCCTGCCACTACAAACTCTCAGTCAAATGTGAGTAACCGTAGTAACAAACCACTAGACATCACTAAACTGGATATGAAAAATCCAGAGCACCGTAAGGTCTACGCGGAATACCGCAAGACACGCGGGCATGCCTAAAATTTAAGGAAAATATATTATGGCCGGTTCAACCACTACCACACTAAATGATCTGTTACCCCAGATCATCCAAGAAGCACAATTCGTGTTCAGCGAGCGTTCCATCATGCGTGGCCTCGTTAAAAACTACACCCTGGCCCCAGGTCAAGGTAAACATGTCAATGTGCCAATCTATCCGTTGCAAACAGCGGCTGCATTGACCGAAGGCAACGAGATCACCAACACTGCTGTTTCTACTGACACAGCACAGTTGACAGTGGCTCCTGTTGCTATCCGCACATTGCTTACTGACTTGGCTCGCACCTCAGCCAGTTCCGACGTTGTTGCTGACCTTGGCAAACTGTTCGGCGAATCAGTTGCTCGCAAAATGGACAGCGACTTGCTGGCCCTGTTCTCAGGCACATTCACCAACGCAGTTGGCAATGCTAGCACCACAATCAGTGCCGCAAGCATCTTCCAGGCAGTTGCAAAATTGAAGTCACAAGGCGTTCCAACAGACGGTTTGGCATGCGTGTTGCACCCTGCAATTGCATATGACTTGAAAGCAAACTTGACCAACACATTTGCTAACCCTGCTTCAGGCGACGTTCAGAACGAAGCCATGCGTATGGGCTATGTAGGTATGTTGGCTGGTGTTCCAATCTATGAAAGTTCCAACATTGCCAACAACGGCACTGCTGGTGACTACTACGGCGGCCTGTTCCACCGTGACGCATTTGGCGTTGGCATGATTGGCGACATCGCAATTGAAACACAG